CGCGAGATAGTTGCTGACGATCACCGGGATCCCTTGCAAGGTGCCGCCATTGATCCCGATCGTCGGGAACTCGACCGCGCCGACCGACGTCCGCATGAGCGAGGCCGCCAGCGCGACGCCCGGCGGCATCAGGAGCACGACGCCGCGCGGATCGATGTTGTCCGTGGTCCCAAGGCCGATCGCGCCGACCGCGGAGAAGAGGCTCAGGATATCCGTCCGGACGTCGTCCGCCGTATTCCCCGCCGAGCTCCCCAGGCTCACGCCGTAGGTCAGCGACGCCGGATTGACGTTGGACACGGCCGCGAGCGTCGGATCGACCAGACTCATATCGATCTTTTTCACGACGGCGCGCGTCAGCGCGTCTCGCATGGCGGTTTCTGTGCTCAGCCCCGGAATATTCCCGAATCGGAGGATCTCCTCACTGTCGATCACGATCGCGGCGATCTTCGTGTGGCCCAGGGTTTGCGCGGTATATCCGCCCTTCGTGACCGGCTTGGGTTTCGCCTCGCCGACCCAGTTGGCCGTCATCGCCTGCGATTCCACCAACTGCCGCATATTGAACGGCACGCGATTGAGCGCCGGGATCCCGTTCGCCCCGAATTGCCCGATGATCGTCCGTGGTTGCAGGTACGTCACAAAGTCCGCGATCGTCTGGTTGTAGATGAGGTTTCCGGCCCACGTCGCATCGGTGCTCACCGCCGGCGCGACCGCCGCTTTCACCGCCATGTGTAGCGAATCGGCGGACGGGTACCACTTGCGCGCGACCTCGAGCGCGTTGAGCGCGTTCCCGCGCATGTGCGCGTACTGCGCCGCGCACTTGCACATCATCACGCGGACAAACCCGATGCCAGGCGGCAGTTTGGGTTCCTCGATACTGACTGATCGCTGGACGTTCGGATCGGGCGCCGGCGACCGACGCGGCGCGACCGTGATCGCCTGTTCCACCGCAAGGCTTTCGAGCACGCGATAACTTTTGATCTGCGCGCCGATCCGCTCGAGCTCCGATGTCAGACTGTCTCGATCCGTGGTTTCGTCGTCCGTCAGGGTATCTTTGGCGAGGAGCGCCTCGAGCGCGTCCTGTTTCGTAGTCCGCTCGAGACCGAGCGCCGAGATCCGTTCGCTGTGAGTCATGATCTGATCCTTCTGCAATGACCCCGCGACCGCGGGAGGACTGCCGGGACGTCGGCCGGACTCGGCGCGGTGACGTTGATCGGCGGATTTGATGGCGGTGATTGTCGTTTGACTGTTCGCCGGGACCGTGACCGTCGACGTCTCGAACCAATCCCACTCCGACACGCGGAGGCCGTAACTGCCTTTGATTGGCGTCGCCTTGATCGGGCGCCAGCCGATCGACAGGCCCGGCACGAGACCGGCCTTGATGAGCGGCCACACCGTCTCGTCAATGAACGCAATCCCCTTCGAGATTTGCGCGCGGATCTTGATCCCCGCGGCCGTCACGGTCGCCGACAGGACTTTCCCGATCGGTTTGTTGGGATCGTGTTGCCAGAGGAGCGGCATCGGGAGCGAAAATTGCGCGCCCTCGGGTTCCATAATGTCGCCGCCGCGGTCCGGCGCCGGTGTCGACGCGAGGCCTTCAATGATCCGGAGCTCGGGATCGATCGCTTTAAACGCGACCGTCGCGATCGCAAACGAATCCCGGAACGGCACCGGCATCGTTGAGGAGGCCAAATTGATCGCTATTGTGCGATATCGTCCGCTCGAGCCGATTTGTTCTATCTCAAAAACACGACGGATCTATCGGTTTGCCATAATCGATCGTTCCCACTTCGAGCCGTTCTGACGCATCCGCAACACTTCCCGGCAGGAGGCCGGCCGCCTAATGTCGAAAAACGTCTTATTTTTGCTCGGCATGTGCGCGTCGATCGCGGTCGCCATTGCGCCAAATGCGAAGGAATTTGATCACCCGTGGGATCATATTCTGAGCTTGGGAGGCCTCGCCGGAACGGCGATCACTGGGTATCTCTCACAGAAACCGCGCCGGGAATGGTCCGACGAACGGCGCCAGGAACACCGTGATCAACTGGACCTCGATCGCTTGGCCGATGAGGACCCCGAAGCATGAAAGTCCTACTCCTGATCCTCCTGATCGCCGCGCCCGCCGGCGCCGGCGAGCGCACCCCGTTTTTGTGGACCCCTCCGCATCGACACACCGCCAACGCGATTAGTTGGGGCACGGCGATCGGATCGGTCGCCCTCGATACGGTCCGATCGTTCAAGTCAGAGCACCGAAAAACCGCCTTGCTCGAGCAAACCTGCGGACTCGGCGTCGCCGGCCTTGCGATGCGGACCACGAAACACTTTGTCAGCCGGACGCGGCCGGACGGATCCGATAATCGATCCTTTTACTCCGGGCATACGACGTACAGCGCCGTGAGCGCCCGCACCGGATACGGGTTTGGGTTTTCCGTGATCCTGTCGATTGATACCGCGTTTTTCCGTCAGGCCGCGGGCAAACACTTTGCCTCAGATACGATCGTCGGCGCCCTCGCCGGCGTCGGCTCGGAGGCCCTCTGCCGCGCGATCATCCCCGGCGACCGCTAACGGCACCACGATCGCACTGTCCGGGGATTCGTACGGCAGGACGTACCCGGCGCCCCGTGGGTTTCCCTCCGCATCGGCCGGCAGCCAGAGCACGCCATTACCGCAATACAGAAGACTCATTCAGGATGCCCGTCTATTCCCGGCGATCGATCATGGCGGCGTACGACTTCAACAGGAGGCGCGCGGTACTCGAGACAGACCCGCGGCGCCGCGCGGCGAGCGACTCGATCCGCGCCTGTTCCCGCGCGGAGATCCAGACCGTGATCGGTAGCAGCGGATCGCGGGACTTCGGCCGGCCGCGCCGCCGCGGCGTGAGGACCTCGAGCGTCGGATCTCCCATTCACGTCCCCTTTCGACCTGTTCCGCGACAGGCCGCGCAGCCGTCCGGATCCGCGGCGCCCTGCTGACCGCCGGCCCAGGCCCAGGCCTCCTCGAGCGCCGTCAAGAGATCGGCGACGCGGACCCGCGCCGCGGCGAGCTCCGCGCGTTGCCGATCGACGGTACAGATCCAGCAGATCGCGTCAATCACCCCATGCGGACACGCGGCGTTCGTCAGGATCGCCATTTTTTGCTCGCCATTTATCGGCCCCCGTAGACGTCGATGAACGGATCGCGCGACTGCGTCCGTTCCCGACGGATGATCCCGCCATCGATCCCCATCACGAGCGCGGCGATCCCGTCGATCTTCTCCGGCGATCGTTCCTTTGCGAGCCGGAGCTCCCCCTTCGTCCCCTCGATCGTCACGGTGTTACTTGCCATCCAGGACAGGATCGGATCGCCGCCGTGACACAGATTCGCCGTATGGATCAACGTGCCGAGGCGCCGGATCGCTTCATTCATAGCAAACCCCTGTCGCATCCCGATCATCAAGATCCCCTCGCCCGTGAGGATTTGCGCGGTTTCGGTCGCGTACGCCGTATCGTAAAAGATGGACTCGAGGCCCTCCGCCGCGACGTCGGCCCGGATGTCGACGCGCACCCGTTCATAGTCGGTCGCCGCGCCCTCCGTCACCGTCAGGAGGCCGGACCGCCGCCAGGCATCATACGGTCGCGCCGGGAACCGCTTGAGCGCGTCCGCCGGCGTGTAATAGCGAAAGCGGACCGCGACCCGTCCATCGGCGAGGACCCACAGGCGGCCCCAGGCCGTCAGATCGTTATTCAGCCCGAAGTCCAGACAACCAAACGCCGGCGCCCCGAGGAGCTCTGAGGCCGGCGGGAATGGGCGACAGGCCGCCCATGCACCCATATCGATCGCCCGCGCGGATCCTTGCGTCCAGACACAGAAATTGAACCGCAGGACGTCGGAGATCGCCGTCGGCATTCCGATCGCTTTTTGCACCCGTTGCCGGACGTACTCCCACGGGAGGCTGACCCCAAGATTTGGATTCGCTTTCAGCCAATGCGGCCCTTCGGTTTGCCAGTCATCGCAGGCCGGACACTCGTCAGAAGGAAACCATCGGCCCTTCGCCGCGCAAGCCGTACAGGGATCGAGGCCGCAGATAAACGCGAACCACGACTCATTCTCGATCGTGCCGTCGAGGACCTTGCGCGAGTAATCGTGTTGGTACCAGCAGACGGATGTCCGATCGAATCCGGAATTCGTCGTTTTCACGATCAAGGCATTCCGGTTGCCCTTCGTGCCGGCCGTGACTTTGTTGACGACGTCGGCCGTCGGATGTTCGTGAACTTCGTCAATCAACGCCCCGTGCACGCGCTTCCCGTCGAGGCCGCGTTTTTCACTCGAGATCGGTTTGAGGATCCCACCTTCGCCCGGCACGATCAATTCATGTGCACGGTACCCGTCGGCCCCGAAGAATTCCCGGAGCTCCGGCGAGGCGTCGACCATTTTGCGGACGTCGGCCCAGGCCAGATTTGCCTGTTCCCGCGTCACGGCCGCGAGGTAATTCTGCGATCCGGGTTGCCCGTCGGCGACGAGCATATAGATCATCATCCCGGCGCCGAGCGGCGTTTTCCCGGACCCCTTCGCCGTTTCGATGTAGGCCTCGCGAAAGCGCCTGAATCCGGCCGCGGTATACCAACCGAACAGGGATCCGACGATGAACGCTTGCCACGGCGCGAGGACGAACGGCCGCGGATTGCTCGAGGAGGCCGCCGCGGCGTCGCCGGCATCGGTGTTTTCTGGCAGGTACAGGATCTCCGCGAAGAATGCGATCGCCCGTTCCGCCCTATCAACGTCCCATACTAGACCCCGAACAGAGGCCGTCCGGACGTCCTCGAGATGTCGGCCACAGGCCGCCCGGACCAGGCCGCCAGCCACAATCGACCCCGCTATGACCCGACGCGCGTAGTCGGTCGCCTGATCCATCGGCGCGTCAGACGAACTCAGCGACCGCCAACAGGATCACCGCCAGCGTCAGCAGCGGGAGCGGAGGGACGTACACCGGGATCAGACTTAGGATCGCCAGGAACAGCGCGAGGAGGACACAGGCCTTGCGTTCTCGAGTCATCTGAACCTACCTAACTTAGAGGCCGGCAGAGTTTCGACGGCGCCGGCGCGTTGCGGCATCGGGCGCCCATTCGGGCTCAGCAGAAAACGGAGCTCGAATGCGTCAAGCTGTTTCAGGAGGCCGCGATGATTGGACCCGCCGCGGCCCGAGCTCTTTCCTTCGTGCCGCTCGAGTACCACGATCTGACAGTAGCGCGCAAACGCCGCGACGGACGCGGCATCGAGGGTCCCAAACGCGATCGCGTGCGGCGCCCGTTCGTCCCAAATCGCCCGTTCCTCCGGATCGAGCGTCGCCGGGATCGTGATCTCCGCCGGCGGCGCGAGGAGCGCGGAGGCCGGCGGGATCGACGGATGGAGCAGGACGATTCCGGTTTTGCTCCGAGGCTTCCTGCCGGCCCCAGGACGCCGACCGCCGCGCGCCATAGTTCCCCCCGAAATCAAACGCCCGAATCAAACAGAATCAAAAACGGCCGTTCCCGATGCCGTTTCGAGCTTAGGCCGCCGATCCGGTCCAGATCCCGGAATGGACCCGGGATCCCTATTCGCCTTTCAGACGTGCGTGCTGCGCGAGGCCTGTCCGGCCGGAGGCCGGACAGACATTTTACGTCCCCCCGGTCCGCAGCCTGTGGCGATCACTGACTTTTGGGATGTCTCACAATTCCCCTTTCGCCCACGATTCGCGGGCCGTTTTCCGGCCGTGGTGTGTCTCGCAGAGTGTCTGTAGATTCTGCGGATCGGCCATCAGGAGCGGATCGCCGCGGTGCGGGATAATGTGATCGACGTCTGTCCCGAGCATTCGCCGCCCCTCGAGGAGGCAATCGACACAATACGGATTGTCGCGCAAATGCGCCTCACGGAGGCGCCGCCACGGCCGGCCGTAGGCACCGACCGTAAACCGATTTGCCGTCACCCGTTCCCGCCGACGATGCGCTGGACAGCGGCCCCATGCCACCAGTGACGGACAGCCCGGCTCGAGGCAATGCCGGAGCGGCGCCGCGGGAGCGCTCATTTGATGGCTCGGCGCGTCGGCGAACCGCCGCGGACGATCCACACGTTGAACGCACCATACGGCGGCCCGACGAGATAGCCGGCCGTCGGATCGGTGATGTCAACGCCGACGAAAGGGATCGAAACCGCCACCCCATAATTCTGTTTCGTAAGATCCTCTTTCGGCGTCCCATCCGGATTGGTTTGGACCGTGCCGTCAGGATTCAAGAGATAGGGGTGATTCCACGCCTCGATCACGTAGGTATGTGGTCCCCTCGAGACGCCAGTCGGCGTCCGATATTCGTAGACCTTATCGCCGGCGCGCGGCGTCCCATTCGGGCAGACCCGCGGCGAGCTCGGCATCCCGATATCCGTGCGCGGTCCGCCGTCCAGCGTCAGCCCGAATCCGCTGTAGCGGTGAGGGACCATCGTCTGATCCGTGTCGGACTTCGGCACTGATTGCGCCATCGTCCACGTCATTCCGAACGGCGCGCCGCTCGGGACCTCCTGGGGACTCGCCGGCGGCCCGAGGCATGGATCGCCCACGGTTTGCGACACGGCCGGCCGCGCGATCCCGATTAGACATAGCGCGACGGCCCCCATCCGATAGCAGCGGTTCAGCATGACTCGATCTCCCTCTTCTATCCGGTGATGATGATCGGTCCGCTCACCGGACGGATCCGGACCGTATACGGCCCTTTTTGATAGGTTCTCAGCGTCGCGCCGTGTTCGTCTATCCGGACATACGCCGACGGTCCGAGCATGTCCGCCGGGAACGCCTGCAGACCCTGAAAAAAATTCGTGCAACAGGCTTGTTCGTCACCGGAGGGTAGCTGGCCCGTTTTTCCGCCTTCGTAGTGGAAGATGGCGCCGGCGCCGAGCAGCCCACAGGCCGCGCCATAGGCGAGATAATCCTCCGCGCGGTGAATCGTGGTCCCCGTACTCGGATCGGTTTGCCCGTCCGGCGCCTCTGTGGGTTTGATCGGTTCCCCGGCAATCCAGGGGACCGGACACGCCGGCTCTGCGGGATAGGACGGTCCGCCGCCGACCTGATACTCGTGCAGATCATGCACCTTGCGCGGCCACTCGAGATCGCGCGGCGTGTGCGCGTCACCAAATGAACCAAACCACTGCGCCGAATCGGCGTATTCGCCGGATGTAAACAGCAGGCCGGAGGCCTCACACGCGGACTTGAGCGCCCGCGTGTCGATGTGCTTGTTGATCTGCGGTTCGTTCCCGATCTCGATCAGGACCGACTCGAGGCCGGCCGCGCCGAGCTCCCGGACGAGTGTCTGTGCCCACGCGATCCGCGCCGGATCGTCATCCGTTAGCAGCGTCAGATACGTAGTGAGGCCCCAAGATCTGAGCGTTTCGATCCCGGCGATCGTCTGATCCACACTCGGCGAATTCCAACCGCCGGCGATTGGATGCCCGATCGGCAGGTAATCCCAACAGCGGACCAGATTCGCGAACTTCGATCGAAACGTCCAGAACAGCGGATCCAGGTTGCGCCCGTCCGCGAGACTCCGCAGGACGTTAAACCCGGAAAACCCCATCACCCGTACGGCCGCATTCGTAACGTCCCGAAACAGCCAGCGATCGACATGCCAGCGGGACACCGGGCCGCCGGGATCCGTCACCGCGATCGGCGTGAACGACTCCCAGGCGTCGGCGATCGGTTGATTGGCGAGGATCCGGCCGTCATCGTGCGCCGACATAAACCGGCGCATCCAGGCCGCTTCAAAGCGCCACACATTGACGCCGTTCTGAACGGCCTTTGTTTGAATGAATTCTTCCCACTCGCCGATGGACCCGCGATCGCATTTCAGCCGGCCGTCGGGTTCTGCCGCGACAAACGCGCCGGCGGCCCGGAGGCCGACGCGGCCCGGCGTCGAGCTCGGGATGATCTCAAACGCCGCGCCCGGCCGCCCTTCGTGCAGAAACCGATCGGCGCCGATCATGACCTCACCGCCGTGGACGGTTGCCAGCCGGTAATACGTCGAGGCCGGGATCGGCGGGATCGGATCGATCGCCGCGGTCGCCGTGACCTGACGGATCCGCCCGGTTTCATGCGTCCCGGCCGCATTCCCGCCGCGCGCCTTCACAAACGCGATTTGTGCGGACGCGAAATGGTATGTGTGATCCGGATCGGTCCCAGGATTGTGCGCCGCGACCGTCCACGGCCCGGCCGTCGACGGCCCGATCAACCACTCGATCCACTCGAGCGGACCCCCTCCGGATTCGTTGGCATAGACGCAAGTCACGTCGAACGGAACCACACCCGTGACCGGGAATGTCGGCGAGGCGATCGTAAACTGCGGAGGCGCGATCGCCGGCGGATCGATCGCGGGCTGAAATTCCGGGAGCGTCGCGATCTCCTCGAGCGCGAGGAGGAATGTCCGCACCAACTGCAGCGGATAATGCGTCACCAGGACCGCGAGGCCGCGGCCCTCCGTCCAGGCCGCGCGGATGAAATCCACTTCGCCGTCATCGAGCACGTACCGACGGTTTTGGAAAACCACGTGCACGCCGGACTCATGATCCTGTCCGATGAGCACCAGGCCTGCCGGCGTCTCTATGGGCGTGTACTTGTGCAACAGGCGACCGTCCGGCACCGTCGCGATCGCGAGCGTTGCCTCGCCGAGCACCGGCCGACCGGCCGCATCCAGGCAGCGATAGCCGTTGACGGTTTGATCGGCCGCCGGTCGGATGATGTGCACGAGGTTCCCGGCATCGTAGATCACCGGCGAGGCCCCATGCGCCGGCCCCGTCGGCGACCAGGCCCCGCCGGCCCATTCAAACGATCCGCCGTTTTGCGCTTGTCCGGCGATCCGGACGTCCCCGGCCGGCGTCAGCCGAGGCCATCGGAGCACGTCGGGCGCGTCCGTGATCGCGACCCTCGCCCCCGTGCGCGCGTCGATCCGCTCGAGCCCCCGCGATCCATACAGGTTCACGATCCCTGTCTGATCGCCACTGCGGAGATCGCCCTCTGCCGCTCCCGGGTATTCGTGTCGAATCATGCGGACCTCCTCACGATCAGTCCAGAGTCACGATTCCCGATCCGCAGACAGATCGCGCAGTCAGGTCCTGGACAGACATGGGGGAACGTCGATTGCTCCACTGATAGCGGCTGGCGCGCCAGTTCCGCGTCTGCGCGCCGACACTCGTCTAGCCATTCCAGACGCCGCGCCCTCGAGGCCGGCGTCATGCGGACCGCCGGCGTTCGAGACGGATCCTCTCGAGCTCCGCGCGGATGAGCGCGAGTTGCTGATCGGCGATTCGCCGATGATGCAGATTGTTGGACGGACTCGGGACATAGACGCGCGCCGGACGGAGGCGCGCCCGTCTCGAGGCATCGGCCGTGCGACAGGCCGGCCCGCAGTAGGCCCGATCCGCGAGGTGTGAGGCATAGGCCGCCGTCACGGGGACCGTGCAGCCCGGCCGGAGACAGGGTTTCGTCCACATAGCGCCCCCCTTGTACCTGATCACCCTAAGAGCCGCTTAGAAGGCAGACCCGGATCCGGATCTTGAAATAGAGAGTACATACGTACTAGTACTAGTAGGCGCGCGGTGTATCGCAATCGGATATATACCACCCGTAGTGGTCGAGTCAGATTGTGCAACAGGTTAGCCGATCGTGTCCTGTGGAAAAGTCCCCAAAAACTGTGGAAAAGTCCCCCGCGATCTGTGGAAAAGTCCCCCGGAATCGGCCTATCCCTGTGGACGGATCTGTGGAAAACCGATTTTTCCCGATTAATGATTCGCACGGCGAAATCCTGGGATCTGCAACAGCGTCTCGATCGGTGTCTCTTAGGGAACCGCAGTACCGCGCCCGCCTTGACCCGATGAGCGTCGCACGGTAGCCAGCCGAGGAGTTTTGTCGGCTGTGATGGCGACGGTGGGGGCAAACTCCATCACGGCGCAGAACATCACGGACATCAACGCGGCGATTGTCGCCATCGCGGCGGCGGTCACGGCGGCGAATGCGCCAGAGCCAGTCCTGCGAGGGTCCCCCCGGGTTCGTCACGGGGACGAACTTCGGGGGGACTCTGTTCCCTTGCCGGTCTACGTAGACCTTTCTGGCACGGGTGGACAATTCCGCGGGACAACAGCACCTGACTTCGACCTCGATCAGCATGAGCGGATCCCCTCGATCGCCGCGGCCATCCGGCCGGCGTGATACCGCGTCAAAAAGACCCACTCACAGGCCCGGCAGCGCCAATGCGTCCGCGGCGTCGCGTGTCGCTCGAGCGCCTTGCGCCGGGACCCGTTGAGCGGTCGCCGACAGTCCCGACAGGCCGGGAGGACCGCGGCCGTCATGCGCGGATCGCCTCGAGGACGCGATACCCCAGGCGGCGCCAGGCCTCGGCCGGTTTCCGCTCGATCCGGCCGCTCGGTTGAATCTCTGCCGTCGACGGCGACGTGATCTCGAGCTGTCCGCGAAAATAGAAGGCCTCGGCGTACCAGGTGATCCCGAAAATACGGACGGCCTCCGGCGCGTAAATCATCGGCCGCTCAATCACTTTGTATTCCATTCAGCGGCCCCGTACTGGTTCCGCGTCGACGATCGGACCGGCCCCCGCGGCGAGGAGGCGATCGGCGGCCGGCATTTGTCCCGTTACATAGATCCGATCGACCTCCGGCCCGATGTACTGCGCGACCGTTTGCTGATTCGGGAGGAGGACATGCGCGAGGAATTCCTCTTCGAACGTCGCGATCCCGCTTTCGACGGCCTCGAGTTTCGCTTTGATTACCAGGAGCAGCGCTCGCCAGCGTGTCCGCTCCTCCTGTTCGATCACTTTCGCGACGCCGGAGGCCGTTCGCTGGAGGTACGAATTCTTGATCCGCTTGTGTTTTGGATCGTTCGGATCCGGGAGGCCGATCTCGAATTTCACGATCCGATTGTGCGCCTGAAACTGGACGGTGGCGAGATGCGCCTCATGGTCTACGCCGGCCATGAATTTGACGCATTTGTGCCGCGCGAGTAACCGCTCAATTTCGGCCCGCGACTTCTCGACCGGTACGGACGTATTGGAGGCGTACGCCATCATCGGCCCGGCCGTTTCTTCGGCGACACAGGCCGTTGTCGCAGCGTGACGATCGGCAGTTGCCGCTCGAGCTCCGCGGACAGCTTGACGAGCGTTTCCGCATCGAGGCCGTTGATCAGCGCGGCGATCACGTCGGCCGGCGGCCCAGAGATTGACACCGTCAGTTTTAAGGGATCGGTTTTGGTGCGTTTCGCCATTGGTTGACCTTTGCACAAAATGCCGGGCCATAGGTCGGCGCCGAGGATTTCACGAGGGACGTTCCGGGATCTCCGGTTTGCAACTCACGCCGATCCGCTGACGCACCAGACACGGCACGCTCGGATCTCCCGTCTCTCTCGCCGTTGCCCTATGCTCTCGCGCGGCGACTGCCGCCCCCGCGCGTGTCCTCCACTAGACGAACCCGGCAGACAGATCAGCCGCGCGATCCATCCGTTCGTCGCCAGGCGGCCGCAAACGCCACGGCCGCCCGTCGCGCCTGATCCGCCGCGATCGCCACGTCCGTAAACGCGAACGTCAGTTTGTCCCCGATCGCTGATAGGCGACGCGCGATCACCCGTTGTCGGAGCATGTGTTGCCGTTTGGCTTTGATCTCATCTGTCCGCATGGTGTCCGATCCTTTCGTTGATCAGCCGTGCGCCCTTTCCGCCATTCGCCGGATCGCCGTCCGGCATTGATCACACTCGACCCATCGATCGAGCTCCCCGGACCGCATCGCGCGCCGCGCGTCCGCCGTGGTGACGTCTCGAGCCGTGATCGCCGCGCCGCAGGCCGTGCGACCGGCAGCGCCGCGTGATCCATTGATCCGCCGGCCGGCCCGCACAAACCCGATCCGTAGATGGCCCATGGTTCGATCTCCGTGTGCGTCTGATAAGTCCGATTATGTTGGGTTCCGCTGTTGCTTCGCCCGGTAGCGGTGTACCGCGGCCCGATTCCGATCGGCACACGTCTGACAACATTGCTTGCCCTCGACCCGTTCCGCCCCGCAGCGACAGCGGCCGGCCGCAAACCAGGACGCCCGCGCCCGCCGCTGATCCGTGAAGTACTCCGCCGACCGATCCCGCTCATATTGAAACTGACAGCGCCGACAGAGGATCGCCCGCGGCCCGCTGATACTGCGCCGCCCTAACACGTCGCGATGATTCCGAGGGAGCGTCCGCCGACAGTCGCCGCGGCAGGTAAACAGATCCGGCGCGCCCGGTTTGTCGAACTCCCGGAGTAACGCCGTGTGCAGCTCGGCGTCCACAAATCGGTTGACGTCGAAATAATCCGATCTCACCGGCGGCCCTTGCGGATCTCCGTGATCGTGATCCCGTACTGCGCTTCCACGAGTTTCTTTTTCAGCCGATAGAGGGGCGTGATCATGCCTTTGACGTCCTCAACTGTCAGGATGCCATCCGTCCCGTCCCGATAGCGAAAATCAGCGATATAGGCCGCGACGATCACCCGGCGCCCATGCGGATCGGTGACGCAGATCGGATATGCCGGTTGCCGCTCGAGCTCGAAAATCAGGCCGGCCGACTCGAGCAAACAGAGCTCCCCGTACCGCGTCGCCTCCGCCTTCGATTGAAATCGGATCCCGCGGGACTCGCCGACTTTGGCACCGAACTTGTGCCGGCCGACGTTTCGCCAGGACCCCATCACCCGCCTTCAACTTTCTGGCGGCCCGCAGTCGCCGTTACAGTTGTTCTAGTGTCTCGAGCTCGAGCGCGGTCCGGACGAGCTCCCGGACGTTGTCTTTGAGTGAATCCGACCAGAACGGCCACCACGACGGGAGGCCATCCGGGGACCGATACGGCGCCGCGGCCGTGAGCATGTACACGATCTGCCGTCGGATCCCATTGCTCCGTTTGGTCCGACGCGATCGGCAGTCCGTGATCGCGTTCATTTCGCGCCCGCCTTCTCACGCTCGAGCATCGCCTCGAGGCGCCGGCGTGTGTTGAAAGCCTGGCCGACGTTCCCGCGGATGCGCCGCGCGGCGACGGCCAGGAGGACCGCCAGGAGGCCCAGAACGGCCAGGCTAGCGGCGATCAGGCGTCCGGCGAGGCTCAGCCCCTCAGCCACGGCCGCCTCGGCTGAGCGCCCGCCAGCCGTTCGCCGGCCGTCAGGAGGAAATCGGCCCCGTAGAGGCCGGCCGCGATCGCGATCAGAATGTAGATGAGCATTCGTCCTCAAAACGGTATCCGAATTGCCGGAGCGCCGATCCGGTTGGAAGTAATCGGCGTTTGACTTCCACGTCGCGTGACACCGTGCAGGCCTCGCGCGGAAATGCCCGCTTGGCCCATCGCCGCGCGTGTCGAATACAGCAGTCAGTTTTATGGATCAGTCCGACACTTGGAACGTGAACCGCGTACGTGTAGCTGATGCGCGGGTTGCAGGTAATGGGTTGCGCGAACATAGGCCCATCTTAGCCAAGCGGTTTGTTACTGTCAACCGCGCACCATTTCAGGTGACGGCCGCCATAGCGCGCCGAGGCCGGCATAGCGGCCCCACAGGTGCAGCGCCGGCGGCCGGGCCGTGGTCGCCGGGCGTTCTCGCGCGCCGCGGCCGCTTTCGCGGGACTCGTGACCCGGCCGCCGAGACGGCCGAGCGCGACCGCGTGAGGATTTTTCGGCATCGCCTTGGAGTCTAGCAAACCGCTTGGCCCGTTGTCAGCCGGCCGCCGGCCGAAAGGTTTTCGCGCAGACGTTACACAGGATCCACCCGCCCGACAATCGCTCGAGCATCCGATCCGCCGTACAGAACGGACAGCGCAGCGCCGGCGCCTCCGTCTCACGCCGCGGCGTCTGGATCGGCCGCGGCGCCATCACGGGGACACCAGGAGGACCGCCCGGCCGCCACTCGCGCTGAGGCCGTCCGGCGTCCCGATCAGGAGGGAGATCCGCGGAAACATTGATGCCGGCGTCCCGGATGGCGTACTTTCGATCGACCAGGTATCCGTCGGCGTGATCGGAATGCCCAGGCCGGTAATGTTGCCGGTCGCGCCGGTACTGCTGATCGTCACGGTCGCCGCGGTCGGCGCGCCGTTTTTGCGGAGAGTAAACGTGTAACTTTTGCCGGCCGCGGGAACCGCGCTTGTCTCAGCGTACAGGGCTGTGACATAGATCGTCGCGAGGAGCGGCCCCGGATACGATCGCGCGGATTCCGTTGCACTCCAACTGTCGCCCGTCGCGTTGCAATTCGACCGCGGATAGGAATAGCGCGTCCCGGTATTGCTCGGCGCCGTCGCCGTGGTCACACTCGCGATCATCCCCTGATCGGCCGTTGTCGGGACAAAGACGATCATTCCGGTATCCCACGTGGATCCGGTGGTACTGGTTGCCGGGCCGTACTGCACGGACAGCAGATCGCCGGCCGCGACCGCGAGGGAAAACGTACTGTTCCCCGATCGCGTGCCAGAATTGATCGTCACCGTGGTGTTCGTGGTCCCGCCGGTCCCGTCCTGTTTGACGCCGTTCAGGACGAGGCTGTATTTGAACGATCCCCCGCCGGTCGCATTGGTCCGCGTCACGCACCGCATGGCGGTTACGGTCCCCGGCGAGCTGACGGTGTGCCGCGTACCATAGGTGCCCGCCGGTTCTGAACTTGTTCCGGAGATCACGCCGTTATCCGGCGAACTCAAGATCAGTTCCGACGCGAATTCGTGGATATTCTCGCCGGCCGTCGTTGGGACGAACTCCATCACGCTCCGGAAATCAGCGGCCGCCGGCGTCCCGCTCACCGTGAGCGCGATCCGGATCGTGTCGCCGGCGGTGTAACTCACGCTGTTTGTCGGATCGGTCCCCTCCGTCGCCGTCCCGCTGATCGTGATCGCGAGCGCCGTATTCGCGTTGTTTTTCTGGAGTGTGAACGTGCGGGAATTCCCGACACCCGGCGCCGTCGCGAGCACCACTTTCCAATTCCGCATGTCGCCGGCCGTCGGCATTTCCGGCGAATCCGCGGCGTTCGCGAGCGACAGTGACAGGCCCCGGACCGCCGACACGTTGACGCCGGACCCCGACACCCCATGCACAAAAATCTGTTGAACGCTCACCCTTCGTCCACGGTGATCTCGATCGTGACGCGCTTTAGGGACGTGACACTATCGACCTTGAAGGCGAGGACGTCACCGGCCGTGACGGACGTCGTCCAGCCGGTTAACGTCGAATCCTCACTCTTGATTGCCGAGCTGATCGTCGGTTTCGCGGACGCCGTGATCGTGTCGGCGACCGTCGGCGCGTAATTGCTATATGTGTCCTTCCAAACGTCGATCACGATCGATCCGGACGTCACGGAGGGATCCGAGGACAGGAGACGTACTTTAGTAATCGTGCCGGTCGCCGGGACACTGACGAACCCTGCGATCCCGGTCGCGATCACCGCCACGCCGTCGCCGATGATCATCCCGATCACGCGCTTGAGTGTCGACGCGCTGTAGACGCCGGAGGCCGCGTGTACGTAGCCCGTGCCTGTCGCGCGCTTGACGAGTTTCCCCGTCGTACTGTCGAACAGGACGATCTCTGCGTCGACCGCCGAGGACGGCCCGACGACGTCCCCCACGGCCGGCGCCGCGATCGTCAGCGTCGATCCGGCGCCTCCATCCGTCAGTGTGATCCCGGTGCCGGCCGTGAGGACCCGCTCCGCTGACAGCGTCGCATCGGTGCCGAGCGTCAGATAGGAGGCCCCCGTCGGAGCGCCGCCGCCGCCGCCGGAGGACGCGATCGTCAGCGTCGATCCGGCGCCGCCGTCCGTGAGTGTGATGTTGCTTCCGGCCGTGAGGACCCGTTCCGACGTGAGCTCCGCATGGGTAGCGAGCACGACGTATTGCGGCGTGTTGGGCGCCGCGGCGAGGTTTCCGCGCGCCGTCGCCGCGGCCGCCACGTCCGACAGATTGAGCGATCGCCGCAAATACCGTGCATCCCCTTGCGCCTCCGTGATACCGGATCCGCCGCTCGAGCTTGATCCCCCGGCCTGAAAACTGACGTCATCGATATAGAAACTGAACGCGCCGCCGTTCCCGACGCCGGCGATCCGTACTTGGTTGATCGTGGTCCCAACCGGGACGGCAAAACTCCCGATCGGGATCGCGACCTGCTGATAGACGCCCGTCACGCTCGAATCAAAGCCGAGAAATCCCGTCACGATCGAGACGAGCGATCCTTTCAGGACGCCGCCCGAATAGAGGCCGACGCGCAGGATCCGATTGTTGCCCCAGGCCGCGAGCGATCGAATGTAGAGGACAAGCGACGTCAACGAGGACGGATCCATAGACCCGGCGCCGATCTGCCCTTGCGCATAGGCGCCATTCGTGACAGTGGTTCCCGCGATCGCCTTTGTCCCGGTCCGCGGCGCCGTGGTGGACGCGAGACTGAACCCCGATCCCGATGTCGACCAGTCCCACTCCCCGGATCCACTCCCGAGGTTTTCGGCGTAGAGGACAGTGGCCGTCACACTGGCGGCGCTCGAGGCCGCCGGGACCAGTACGATCCCGAGTTTGACTTGTGTCGCCGGATCCGTGTCCGGTTCACTCGGCGTCGCCGCCGGCGTCCCGGTGACGACCACGACGGCGCCGGCGGTATCTACGGCGATCACGTCGATCCGATCGAGCGTCGCATCCGCCGCCGTCAGAGTCACGATTTGTTCCGGCGCGCTGTAGAGCAGTCCGCCGATCGCATAGGTCGCCGCACTGACCCGAAACGTGTAGGCAGAGATCCACGCGATCTGTCCGCCAGAGATCAGGAACGTGCCTTGCGCTTGCGCGCCGCCAGGGACGATCGCCGCGAGCGTCTCGAGGACATACGCCTCCGACGCGACCCGTTCCCCATTCACGAGCATGTGCCCATGCACGTGAAACGTGTTCGCGTCACCGTCCGTGTGATCCTCGCCGTCGAGGCCGAAACTGATCGCGAGCGGCGCCGTGACGTCCGTATAGGCGCCGGCGATCATCGATCCAAGAATCGCCCGCGGCCCTTCCGCGATCGCGAGATACAAGATCGCATCGGCGACTCCGGACACACTCGAGAATGCGATCGTGGCATCCGTCGACGTGACGGCCGACACGGTGGCTTGGAGCTCCACCGATCCGGAACTGGCGGCCCGTGTCTCGAGGACGAGATCGGTATAGGTCGCCCGCCGATACACGGAGGGATTTGCGGCATCCACACCGCCGATCCAGATCCCTCCGCTGTCCGACCCGGACCCGCCGCCATCCGTCCAGGCGCCGAAGGCCAGGCCCATATCGGCCTTATTCGCGCTGGCGGACCCTTGCAAGGTTTGCAGGATGATCCCGCGCGCCTGAAATCCCGGCGTGATCGTCACGTTGCCCGGTGACGTCGGCGCCGCCAGGGTCCCGAGCGCGAACCGCACGCCGGCGAGCGCGAGAATGTGTTGGACGGGTTGATGTGTCAGTGTGCCGGCGTCGCGCGTGATCGTGAACCCGTTCCCGGACGCCGCCGTGATCGAGGCGCCCATAAGCTCCGTGCCGCCCGACAAGTTGGCGAGGCGCACCGACGAGACGCGATCGGTATGCTGCCCGCGGTAATTGTCCGCGGCGCCGCCGGTACCCCGTCCCAGGGTCCAGCCACAGATATTGTCGGAGGCATTCGAGAATCCGAACCCGTGAATGGATCCGAACGGCGCGCCGAAGCTGTAATCCCCGGTGCCGAATTCGTCCGCGGCGCCGCCCATCACGATAAACGCCGTGGGTGCAAACCCTAACCCCGTGACATCGATCGTTCCGCCGCTCGAGACGTTGATTTTTTGCTGGACAAATCGCGCCTCGATATCGCCGCCGAGGACCAGCGCATGATAGAGCGCCGCGGATCCGTCGTTCGTGATCCAGTTGATCGAGAATCCGTCGGCCGTGAACGCGACGAACTGGCCCTCCACAGTCGCCGCCGGATCGGCGCCGGACGTCGCGCCACTTTTCCATGCGATCCGGTTCGTCCGTTCCCCTTGCGCGGATGTGGTCGCCGCTTCGCCGCCCGGATGATGGATGAACCGAACGGATTGTTTGACGCCGTCCGTCATCCCGAGGCCGAGCGTCGCCGCCGTGGTCGCGCCGGAGGCCGTTTGACCCGTCGACCAGAGGAGGAGCGCTTTCCCCTGAAATCCCACACCCGTGATCGTCTGGACCCCGGCCGCGGTCGCTTTCGCAAATTGCAGGTATTGCGAGGACAGCACGGATCAGATCTCCGCATCCGTAATGTGATTGTCGTACCCGAACACTTGGCAGGACTCGAATCCCCCTGTGGCCGTGATGGCACTGCCGCCGCCGCCGACCACGATCGAGTTTTCGGTTTTGTAGTACAGGAAATCGGCGTCGCCGCCGAATCGGCCGCCGTCGTTGTACTGCACGGCGCGATTCGGCCCGCCCGGCCCGACCTGATGTACACCGCCCTCGCCGCCACTCGAGATCCCGGACGTCTCGCCCGCCTTATCCCCGAGCCAGTCTTTATAGAGATCGCGCCATCCGCGGCGCCCCAAGTTGGTTTCGGCTCGGATCTCCGCCGTGATCTCCCGGATCAAACGGTTCTGACTGTCGCGCGTGACGACGTCCGTCAGGATGGCGGCGCCGGACAAATTCCGCGCCGGGACCGTCACGGTTTGCGTTTGCCCAGGCCGGAGGCCTTGCTCGAATGTTTTATAGGTGAGCGTTTGCGTCGCCGTCAGCGCTTGCGCGAGATAGCCCTCCGCGAGACTTTGCGCGGTCGCATCCGTGGGCACTGAATCGACAACTACGACTTTTTCCCACAGCCCAACCGCAGCCTGTGAGGCGAGATCGTCCGCTTGCCCGAGGCCCTCAAACGTCCCGTTAAAGATGATCTCGATCAGCGATCCGAGCGCCGGCGTCCCGATATTCCGCGTGATCGTGTTCGTCCCGGGATCGTAGGTCCACATCGCGGCGTCCGCGTCGCCCGTGACGTTCAAGGTTTCGTTGGCGTCCTCCCCCGGCGTAAAGACCCCGTCGGCCGCATAGGCCACATACCCGCGTGTGGCACTCGGAACGTATTGGAGCTGAAACGTCGTCGCCGATCCGTCGCCTGTGAACGATTCGAGGTGATTATCTTCCTGTTTCGCGGGGACCTTCACGATCACCCGGTTCGCGAAATGATCGCGCCGTGGTTCGACTTCGATATCGCCGACGACCTCCGGGAGCAGGTTTCCGATCAGATCGAACGGCGCCGCGAGTGTCGACGGTTGCGCCATACTCAGGACTTTGAAACTGTCGATCGTCCACGCGAACTGCTCGCCGAATCCTGCCGTCAGCGTCGATAGTTCGTTGAGGACCTCCGTCAGCGGACGATAGACATAGATGAGCTCCGGGAGCGTCGGCCCGTCGACCTGTCCGGCGTCGAGCGTCACGCCATATCCGGCCAGATAGCTTGTCACCACGATCAGCGCCGCTTTGAGGGTCCCGGCAGGGATCGTTTCGTTGACATACCGGCGATCCGTGTACGCGGTGAAATCCCCGGCCGATACGATCGTCTCGATCGCCGGTTTGGCGCCGCCGTGAAACCCGCGTTCTGTGACCCGTTCGACCAGGCCGCCGAACACGCGACCGCCGTCCTCCTCGATAATGACTTGCGCGTCCATCGCAGGCCGATAGGTCCCATCGAACGACACGATCGCAAAGGCCGCCGTGGTCCGGCCGTTCAAGGTTTCGGAGAGATGCAGCGACCCCGCGCGGATCGCTTTCGGGACGCCGGCGATCGTCAGGGTCCAGATCATCCGAGGCGATACCGTTGCACGACGCCCGGGAGATGTGGAACGAGAAATTCCGCCGCGGCCCGGCCATCCTGTTCAAAAATCACGCGCATCCCCTCGAGCGCCGGCGTCAGGCCCCCCGACAGCGGCACGATCGCTTCCGGTCCACGCTCGCCGATAAACGCGAGGGTTTTTTTCATCACGATCCCGCCGTCCCCGAGCGCCGGGATGCCGGACGTATCAAACCCGAATTGGATCCGCGGATCCCCTGTCGCGAAGCGGTCCCAATCATCCGGGAGATCGAGCTCGACCGGGACCGTGATCGGCGGGACCTTAATCCGCCCGAACGTGCCCGCGATATCGTCCGCGGCCGCTTTCGAGGACCCCGCCAGGCCGGACAGACTCCCGCCGACTTTGGTTTGAAACGCTGCGCCGCTCTGTTGCGCGGCGCGCGTCAGTTCGTTTTCAATGAACCGCGCGGCGTCCGCTGATTGCTTCCGGAATACCTCGCCCATCCCGTTTGCGGACTCCTTCGCCGCGATGGGGATCTGCGTCAGGATCTTGTCCCTGAACCCATCCAGCGACGGGAACGCTCCCGTGATCCCTGTGGAGAATGCCGCGCCGATTGTCGCGCCCGCGTCCGCGGCCGCCGGCGGGATCTGCGTCCGGATCTTGTCTGCGAACGATCCCACGGAGGCGCCGGCCGCATCGACGCCGGTACTAAAGGCCGTGCCGATCGTTGCGCCGGCATCGACGGCCGCGGCCGCGGTCGCCCGGATGCCGTCCGGGATCTTGGCGCCGAACGTATCCGCGATCGCGAGGAGGACCTCGAGGGTTTTCTCTTGTGTCGATTTGAACTGATTCCCGACGATCCCTTGCGCCTCGGCCTGTTTGAGAATCCCCTCCGTGGTCGCATCGGTGATCGATCCGAATTGCTGCTCCGCCTCAAATAGCGCTTGGAGTACAGGTTGCGACAGCGCCAACGCTTGCGATAGATCCCCGCCGTGATTCGCCACTTCCTGCAGCGATTGCCCGATGTCGGCCGCGAGCGCTTGAAACCCGGCCGGATCCAGATCCTTCGCCTCGAACAGGCCCCGGAAAATCTGTCCCGACGTCTGGACGTTTTGGAGGAACGGCCCGGTGATCTCCGAGTTGATGAGATCGAACTGTCCGAGGAGCTTGTCAATAACCGGCGTCGACCCGGCCCCGAACTCAGCGACGCCGGACTTGAGCGCTTGGAAGGACGGCGCGAGCGCTTGAATCGCGGCGAACCCGTCCCCGGTTTCCTTGACGATCCCCGCGAACGTCGACTGGACGATCACGCCGAGGCGTTCAAATTCCGGTTGCGTCCGCGCCGCCACGGCCTGCAACTGCCCCTGCAGATCGGCCAGTTTCTTCCCTTCGTCCCCGGTGAGGAGCTCCGGCGGACGGCCGGCGAGCAGTTGCGTCCGTTGTTCGATCAGCGCCGCGAACTGATTGGTATAGAGCGCCGTCCGTGCGTTGACCGCCGTTTGCGCCTGATCTAGGCCTTTGAGGTGCGCCTGATAGGCCGCGAGCGCCTCATTGACATCAGAGACCGCCCGCGTGAATTTGTCCGCCTCGACCGTTGTAAACGCTCGCGCCAGGGCCGCCGCGACCTCCGGTCCGGCCCGTTGCGCGAGCGCGCGGATCTTCTCGAGGCCGCCGAGCTGCGCCTGCAGTTGCAGTTGCGAGGCCCGGACGCCGCTCTGCTCGACCTCGAGCGCATTGGGACCGATCGCGCCGCCGAGGAGGCCCGCCGATAGGCCGACGGCGCCGCCGACGGGACCGCCGAGCGCAAACCCCTGCAGGCCGCCGGCGATCGCCCCGGAGATGGACCCCGCGAATTTGCCCATTTGCTGCGCGAACTGCGCGCCCTGTGCAAACGCGACGAGACCTGTCCCGATGTTCCCGGCGAGCCGTTCCCCGATCGTGATCGCGGCCCCGCCGTCCGCGGCCCGTTTGGCGGACTCCGCGAACGTGTCCACAAAGGCCGATCCGAGCGCCGCCCCAAACCCCGCGACCGCGCCGACCGTGTTCCCGCCCTGTAACGCGGTGACTGCCGTCTCGAGCGCTTGTGGCAGGTTATGCGCGAATTCCGCGGAGGCCCGCTGGAAGGCGTTGGAAAATTCCTTGCCGGCTTTCTGCCCGAACAGCGCGAAGGACGCGAGCTGGCCCGACGTGAATCCGATCCCACTCAGGCCCATTCCGAACCCGGGGAACGTCCCGATCACTTGATCGATCTGCCGCCACTGCCGCTCCACGTCGGCCCCGAATCGATCTAAGCGATCGCCGATCGAACGAATAGAGTCACCGGCGATCTTCGCCAGTTCCTTCATTTCGTCCTGCATGTCCTTCGTACTGAACGCTTTCATCCGGCGATCGAGCGCGTCCACGTCCCCGACGATCGTGAGGATCTCTTTTTTCGCCGCCAGGGATTCAAAGGCGGCCGCGACCCGTTCCACGCTTTCCTTGATCGCGATCTCCCAGACGTGCGCTTTTTCGGCGGACTTGGCCGCCTCCGGGCCGAAGAGATCCACGAGTTGGGACAGCGTCGCGCCGTGCGCGGCCGCCCGATCGATCTGTTGCGTGAGCTCCGCCAGGCTCTTAGTGAACGATTTGAACGCCTCCACACTGTCGGCGTCCGGCGGAGGCGGGACCCCTTTCAGCTTCGCCCGCATCGCGTCGGCGGCGTCCGCGATCTCGGATTGGATCCGCGCGAACGTCGATCCGAAATCATCCCCGGCGGACTTGGCGGCCGCGGCGATCCCTTGTGCCACGGTCCGCACGGTTGCGCCCGCGAGCGCCGCGCCGGCCGCGACACTGTCCAGCGGTTTCCGCAGGGCCGCCAGGTTTGCCTCGAGCGCATCAAAGGCGGATTGATGTGTCCCGCCCCCGAGCGCGAGGTCGAGCGCCCGGCCCACGGAGATGATCGCCGGCGCGAGGTCGAGAAAATCTTTGGTTTCCTGCGTGACGCGCGCCGAGATGTCGACGGCCCACTGCGCCACGCCGTCGACCATCCGCGCGAGGACCTCGAGGAGGTGCGCGGCCGCCTCGCCGACGAACACGACAAACCGATCGAAGGCCTCGCCGGCGCCCTTCGTCCCGGTGACGATTCCCTTGACCGCATCCAGGAAAATCCCGCCGAACACTTCGGTAAACGCGACCGCGGCCGGGAGCAGCTTGGCGCCGAGCTGTTGCGTGAGGCCGTCCGCCGCGGCTTGAATCGCGCCGAGGCCATCGTGGAAACGGTCCGCCGCGACCGCCGTCCGCGTGGACATCACGATCCCGAGATCGTTCGCTTGATCGAGGAGTTTTTTGATCCCGTCGGATCCTTCCGCCGCCAGGCTCGCGACGTCCTTGAACGACTTCCCGAAAATCGCGACGCCGGCCGCGGCGCGTTGGCTGGCATTCGGGAGATCACCAATCGCGCCGAGGATTTGCTGAAAGGCTTTTTCGGGCGCCTCGCTTTTGAGCGTTTGGAATGACAGGCCAAGACTCTTGACCGCCTCGCGCGTTTTCTCCGCTCCGGCGCCGAGGTTTGCCTCGAGCTTGAACACGGCGCCCGTGATCGACTCGAGCGACGTTCCGCTCTGTTGCGCGGCGAATTTGAACCCGGAGAGCGCCTCGACACTAAGGCCGGTTTGCTGCGCGAGGGTGAAAAACTGATCGCCGAGCTCCGCGGTCTTTTTGAGCGCCTCGTTCGCGGTCCCGGCGATCGTTTCGACGCCCGCTTGGACCGCCTTAAACGCGACCGCCGCGCCGGCCGCGGCCGCGGTGACGCCGACCACGGCGACGCCGATCGTCCCAACGACGGATCCGAACTGCGAAAACGCCTTACTGACGCCGTCGATCGTCCCGGTGATCTTTGCCGCGAACTGATCGAACCCGCCTTTAAAGTCCTCGACCGTTTTGGTCGCGTCTTTGAATGACGTCTGGAATTCGGCGAGTTGCGCCGACAGGCGGACAGCGAGCGTCGCGATCGGTCCGGCCATGTGTCAGCGCCTCCCGTACCACCAGAGGACCGCGAGGCCCACGAGGAGCAGGGTCCCGGTCCCGACTTCGTCACAGACCGCCGGCGCGCGGCGCGCCAGCCCGGCGACCGGGATCGCGGCCGCCATCCACAGGCCGGCTAGGAGCACCAGACGACGGATCACAACGTCCGACCGCGGGACAGATCCCGCTCGAGCTTGGGACCGATGTCGCGCATCCGCCGAATGAACGGATCCCGTTCCTGTTCCGCCGCCGGCCGGAACATCGGCCGCGCCGGCATCCGCACCGTACCGTATTCCACAAAGCGCCAATAGACCTCCGGTCCCGGCCGGCCGCCGATCCCGAACCCCGGCGCGATCCCAACGCGCCCGGCCGTCCCCGTACTCTTCGACGTGATCGCCGCGCGTAAGCGGCCCGTGAGGCCTCGAGGCGCCCGCGCCCGCGCCGCTTGTTCCACGGCAAAGGTGGACTTGGCGATCGCGTCCGCGGCGAGCGCTTTGGCGGCCTCCGGGACCGCGGCGATCGCCCGCTTCGTTGCCTCGAACCCCTCGAGGGTCGCCGTTACTGTAGCCACGGTTTGAGCGGATAGCGCAATACGGCCCCCTCCCATCCCAGGACCCGCTCGGGACTCGCCGGCTTGGGATCCTTGTAGCTCACCGTGAGAAACGCCTGCAGGCCGACGAGCCACTCGAGGCGGTTTTGTGCGCGACGAAATCCCGCCTCTTTAAGATAGAACTCACGGACCGTCAGCGCACCGAATTCGGCCGGCGTTAACCCGAGCTCCCCGAGGCCAAAGGGTTCAGCCCACTCGAGCCACTCCGCGAACGTCGCCGGCCCCGTCAGTTTCCCGCGTCGCCCTCCGCCGGTGGCAGTTCGTCCGCCGATCGAAATAGACCCGTGCGATCGAGCGCCTCCGACAGCGCGTCCGCCAGGACCTTGATCCGCTTGCCCTCACCGCCGGCAGACATCGGCCGAATGTACTGATCGAGCATCTTCTCCACCAGGCTGACTGTCAGGCTTTTATCGTCATCCTTTAGCCCGACATAGAGCGCCGCCACGATCGCATTGATCCCGATCTGCGCCAAGTGACTCATAACAGCGCCCGTCGGAATAGATCCGAGTTGGGTTTCGAGCTCCCGCAGTTGCTTGATCCCGAACATCAGATCGCGCGTTTTGCCGCCGAACTCGATCCGTACCGCATCCGTCATCGTGTCGCCCCTTTCCAGAGAGAGGCGCGCCGCCCGTGAGCGGCGCGCGGCTAGATGGCGGGGACCCGGCCAGGATTAGCTCGGGGATCCGCCGTTAAACGTGTCCGTGGTCTCCGACGTGATCGCGATCTCGAACGTGAACGTGGTCACACCATTGACCGTGGAGATCGCGCCCGTGTACTTGCCCGTGTTGCCCTGTCCGTGATAGCGGACTTGCCCGGTCGCGTGCCCTTGCGGCCCGTACACCCATTCGATATCGGTCAGGCCCATCAGATCGCCGAGCGCGTCCTCCGCCTCCTGCGACCACTTCCCGCCGACCGTCAAGCGCTTGTCCTCGAACCCGTAGAGAATGTTTTTCTTCGGATTCGCGACGTCGGGCTGAAACGTCGTCCCGTCCTGTTCGTCCTGATTGTTGGACTTGTTGACACTGTCGCAGTACGTGGAGATGTTCGTACCACCGAGTTTGAGATAGACCTTTTTTCCGGTGATCACAGGCATAGCGATCCGTCCTTCCGCTTACAGGCCAGGACGGCGCGCCCCAGGAGGCCGCGAGCGGCCGGCCGGGGACACCCCAGGCGGATGATCTGATCCGACGGAGGCGCCATCCGCGCCGGCGTCGATCAAAAGACCGTCAATCACTTCGAGCGCCGCCCGCGCAAATAGCGCGATCGCGGTCCGCTCTTGTTGGATCTCGAGTGGCGAAAGTTTCTGATCGCGCATCTTATGCGCGTATGCCTCGAGCGCGTTGATCATTCCGCGGCCGTGCCGCGAGAGATGCGTCAACAGGCCGACGGTTTCAGGCCTCACGGCAACGGCCCGTCGAACGTCTGATCGCAGACGTCGCACATCCAGCGCGGCCCGACGTCGCCGCCCGTGGTGACGTCATGCCGATGATCCTCCGGATGGAGACAGGCCCCATTCGACGCCGCGGCCGCCGTGGTCGGACCGGCCTCGAGCAGACCGATCGCGAGCTCCACTTGCGCGCGAACGATATATAGCTGTTGCAGCGCGGCGTCCGTGTTCATTATGTGGACCCGTTCACGCCGGAAAGGTGCGCCCGGAAGATGATCGGGAGCGACCGGACCGCGAGGCCGCGCACCGATTCTACGAGGACATCTGGGAGGATCTCAAAGGCGATCTCGACTGTGCCAAATCCGGACACCGGGAGATCGGCATCATCCAGGCGATCCTTGATCAGCGTCCCGAGCGCATAACACTCGTCCTCATTTGGTTGACTGGACACGGGTTTCACGTGGAATGTGCACTCTGATCCCCCGCCAAACTCCCCGAACGTGAGCAGCGGGATCTCTGTCGGCGCGCCGACCGTGACATAGGGAAACGCCGCTTTTGGCGGAACCGCCGTTTCACCGTAGACCGCCGGACCGGATCCAAACCCGGACGGGACGTCCGCGAGGAGGGACGTCAGCGCGGTATCCGCTTTCAGACTCGCCACGACGGCCGCGAGGAGCGCCGGGACCGCGAACGGTGACGGTGACGGCATCGCTATTGCGCCTCCACACAAGTGAGCTCGAGCGTCGCATGTCGATTGTCCACGTCGACCACGGAGGCGATCTGCAGCGTCCGGCCCTCGAGGACGACGGTCATATAGGACTCGATCCCCGGCCGATACCGGATGCGGACAACGCTCGCGATCCCCGACTGGATGGCGCCGACTTGCAGCGCCTCGCCGAGCGGCCCGGACGTGATCTCCGCCGGGATGCGCGACGCGACCGTGACCGGCCCACTCGGGACCGTCCCGCCCGTCCCGGATTGCGTCCCGGCCGGCGCGACGATGTCCACGCGCGATCGGAGCGCCCCGGCTTTTACGTATGGCATCGGGATCCCCACGGCGCCTCGAGCGCCGGGACCTGCCAGGGTTTCGGCCGACCGTGGAAACAGACCACGCGCGCCCCCGGCGGGATCTGGCCGTTCAGGCAGTGGACCTTGTACGAGACGAGCGCCGCAGGGCAGACGTCCTGCCAAAACGTGAGCTCCGACCACGTCCCGCCGACAGTAAGCGCCGTTTCGATGTAGCGTTGATCGCCCCCGTACCCGCACGCGCGCATGTACGTCTGCGGATCCGACGTGAATTCGTGATACCACGACGCGACCAGCGGATCGCCGGCCGTCCAGCCCATCACACCGGACCCCAGGCCGCGCGCATACTCCGGCGGACGGCGATAAAAGTCCTCGAGCGCGAGGAACCGCTCCCGGCGCGCCAGCAGCGGCGCGAGCGATCCCACGACCACCGAATCGAGATCGAGATACAACAGCCGGAGGCCGTCCGGAAACAGCCCCGGCCGGAACAGCTCGATCTTCGACCACCAGCCCGGCCAGTCATGCGCGAGCTTATGTGTCAGGACCCCAGGGATCACGGTATCCGTCAGACAGCCGAAGGCCTCACCCGGCGCCCATAGCGCGATCTGCGCCCGGAGCTCCCGGACGTGGTCCGGCCGATACATCCCGCCCGATCGGAGGACCGCGACGATCACAACGCGCCCCCGATCCGTTCGTGGTCCCACTTCCCGCCGCGGCGCCGCCGTTCCGCTTGCATCGCGAGGAATTCCGCCCGATGGCCCTTGCCGTACCAGTTTTCCCGCGGCCCCAGGTGCGCGACTCGGAACGGGACCCCGCGGATCGGCCGTTTCGCCGTGCGCCATCGGTCCATCAGCCGATTGTCGTAATTGCCCGCATGGATCCAGCAGGTATCGATCAGCGGTTCCACGCCGACCACCACGGGATCCCATTGATGGAAGAGTTGAAAATACCCGACGCCGAGAACATCCCCCGGCACGTGCGGCTGTCCGCGATCCTCCAGTGTCTGCGGCGTAGCGTCGAACCGATGGCACCCGTAGAGCGTTCCGACCGCGAGGCCGCCCTCGAGGCGCGCGGCCCAATCGGACGGCGGGACCACGTCCGCATCGAACAGGAGGATCCAGCCGGGATTGCCATTCGTCCGCGCGCAGAGATCCGCGCGAGCCTCCTCGAGCGCCCGGCCTTTGTTGAACGCGGCGCCGTCGAGGTAAAAACTATTCGTCACTACAAGTGTGGAGCGATCCAGCGGCAGGCCGTCCGGCCCGCCTTTCAGGATCAGATCGATCGTGTCCCGATCGCGATGCACGGTGATCACCGTGAGCGACGCGAGGCCCGGGAGCCAGCGCGGCAGGCCGATCGCGAGCTCCGCCGCATAGTCGACACAGACGGTGATCCCGTGGATCGTATTCACGCCGGTTTCTCCATCCACCAGGATCGGTATTCGTTCAGATCCGCCGTGACATGGACCTCGAGGCCGTGCAGCTCCGCGAATTCATTCACGGCCCGAATGACGCCGGCGTGTTCCGCCATGTAATCGTGACCCGCAAAAATCCCGCCTGTGGCGAGCGTCGGCCACCAGGCGTCGAGATCGTCCCGGACCGCAGACCAGGTATGCGCGCCGTCGATATAGATAAACCCCGGCCGATAGTACCCGCCGATCGGCCGCGCGAGCGCCAGTGAATCGCCGCGGATCAGTTTCACACGGCCCCGGAACGGCGCGAGGAGGACCGCCGCCATCATCAGATCGGGCGTTCTGTCGTACGGCATATCCGCATACGGCGCCCAATGATCGACACAGATCAGGATCTCGCCTTTCCAGACCGTGAGGAATTGCTCTGCGAAGATGCCGCGATCGGTCCCGACTTCGATCGCCCGCACGATCCCCCGCGCGTTGCAGAGCTCCGCGAACTGCAGCCGATTCTCGAGCGGATAGGGCGGCGCCTCGATTAAGTCCATACGGGGACCGCTCCCGCCGGCCGCGACGCGAGATAGAGCGACAGCGCGAGGCGCCGGCCGATCGCGCGATAGTCGTAGAACGATCGCGCTTTTGCCGCCCAGGCCGTCGCGGTGATCGGATCCCAGGCCTCGACCGCTGCGCGAATCACGGCCGCGAAGTCCGGCGGATTAATCGTGGAGGGAACCCGGATCAGCGCCGCGTCGATCTCCGGCAGGACATCGTACGCAGGCAGATCGGTAATCACGGTGCAGCCCACGGCGACCGCTTCAATGATCTTCCGGAGCGCAAACCCGTACATGGACGCCGTCGCGACCGAGACGCGGTACCGCGCCAGTTCCCGACAATACGCCGGCGTCACGGCGCCGCGATTCCCGTATCCCGGATGCCGGAGCACGTCCAGACCGAGCGCGACTCGGTCCCGGACGGCCCGCTGCCGCAGCGGATAGGCCATCGACAGCGCGCCCGAGACGACGGCCGGCCGGCGAGTTGCGCCCATCGGGATCCCCGCGAGATCGTCCGCGTCGACCGAGTGGTAGGTGCGAATCAGCGGCACCGTCTGCAGCCACGGGGCATTTTTCCGGATCGAGATGGCATGATAGTACGTGATCGCGGCGTGCGCGCCGACCTCCCGATAGACGTGTTCCTGATAGGCGAGCGATGAGGCCGCGTCCTTCACCACGACGGCCTTAAACGCCTCCGTATCACGCAGCGCCGCGACCCGCTGAAACCCGAGATCCTTCCGGAACGCGATCGGGGACGCCGGATCCCAGTCCCGCGGATCATGCACGACGATCCGCGTCGGCCGGTACCGCGCCAGGATCGTTGGCACATCTAACAGATCATCGAACCCGCGCCCGCAGAGGACCCATCCCGCCAGGTGCAAACCGGACTGGAATTGGTCGCCCTCCGTCGTCATATGCCGTCTATAGTCGACGTTCCCGAGGAGGATCTCCGTCACGGTTTCAGACTCCGGAGGCCTTGATAGTCCGTCGGCCGCGCGGTTTCGGGCGCCTCGAGATCGGTATGCGGGACCGCGGCGATCTTGCGAGACTTGAGACGCCCCGCGATGAGGGGAATGAACGTTTCTGAATAGTCGTACGTCGCCTCCGTGTCGAGATGCCCTAGGCGTCGCAGCGGGACCCCGCATCCCGCGTCACAACACTTGGCGACCTGATCCCCGAACCCCTCCATTCGATTCTTCCACCAGCCCGGGACGGCCGGGATCCCGTGATTCTCGCCACGGATCCCATCGAGCGCGCCGGCGACTTCACAGAAGTACGCGAACGGCGCGCCGTCCCGTTCAAAGACCGCCGCGGACCATGTTCGGTTAATATCGCACCCCTCACGCGCCGTGACCCATTGATCCGGCGTCAGGCCGACGTCTCGCCAGTGGAGGAGGATCGGCGCGTGCCAGGAGGCCCGGTTGCGCGAACTCGGGATCACCTTCCCCGGCAGATAGCGATCCATCACCGCGGCCGCGGCCGGATTCGCGTGCGCGTTGAGATTGAATCGTCCATGCGGGAAAAACGTGTCACGGATGAGCGCCCCGTGTCCGCGCAGATCGTTCGTCCAGATCCCCCGGTGACGTTGATCGGGGACTTCCTCCCGGAGGATCGCCATCAGCGCAGGGAATTCCGGGTGCATACAGGGATTCCCGCCGAACACACCGCGGATCCCCGGCCAGCCGGCGAGCGATCGAAGCGCAAGGCGAAACACGTCCGGCGCCATGTGGACCGGATCGCGTCGGAAAGGCAACAACTGCGTACAGTTGGAGCACCAAAAGAGATCGCAGGATCGCGAGATCACGATCTGGATCGTGTCGTTGGTTTTCTCCGTGGGCGCCTTCACGGCCGACACTCTAGCAGAGCGCTTCGCTGATTGTCTAGGCGACCGTCGAGGACCTCCTCAAGCGCCGCGCGAGGGAACCAGTTGATCGCGGTCTGCCGCGAGCAGTTGACGACGTCGACGCCGGCCGCTTGGAGTGGTTCAACCAGCGTCGAAAACGCGGCGCGCCAGGATCGAAAAATAAGCTCCGTTGGCCCGGCGCCATGCGGATGATCCCCGTGCCAATGCGTGCGGCCGTCCGGTCCGGCCTGCAGATCGTAGCCGAGGAGGATGATCCGCCGCGCGCCGAGGAGGACTGCGACATTGATCGCCGCGTATCCGCTGTTCCGGCCGTTACAGATCCGTTCCGGATCGAGCGACAGACCCCAAATCCCGGCGTTTTTGAGCAGGATACACCCGGCCGCTTGTGAGGCTTTCGTGCGCTCGAGTGAGAATTTCAGGCCCGGGAACTGCGCCAGGCGATCCGCTTCCCAGTCCCACATGCGCCCGTCTGAGGCATAGAAGGCATCCGCCCACGGCGCGAGGATCACCGACTTGTTGACGGCGACCACGCGCGCCCGGCCGCGGCAGTACTCGACATCGGCCGCCGTCAGACTGGGACCCGCCGCGATACAGACCACGGTTGATCCCGGCCAGGCCTTCGGGACCACGCCGAACGGATTCACGCGATCACCGCCTCGATCCAGCGTCCGAGATAGCGCCGGACCTCCGGCGAGAGATCCGCCGGGACCGGGAGCGTCGGCGCGACCGTCCGCACTTCGTAGAGCTCGGCGAGTTGCGCCATCACGGCCGCGCGGATCCCTTCCGGGACCGTGTCCGCGTCCCAGTTTGCGATCACGCCGAGCACGAGACTGTCTGTGGTCGCGAGCTCGAGGTAATTGATCACGATCGATTGCGCCATTTGCGCGTACAGCGCGATCAGATCGTCTTCGTCGGCAAACGTGACCCGGAGGACAGCTTTCGCCTCCGCGAGCGTCAAAAAGACGTCACCACTTCCCGCCATCAGGCCCCACTTGATACCGATCGACGCCCGGCCGGCCGTCGGCGCCCGGTCGCCCGTCGTTGCCCTTCGTCCCATCACGGCCCCGCGCCGCGAGGAGCGCCCATTTCGTGCCGCCGTCCTCCGGAGGACTCGAGACGGCCTCGAGCGCGACCCAGGAGGATCCCTTGTACACAATCACGTCGCCGGCGTCATACGCCCGGCCGGCCTGATAGGCCTTGCGAAAGATGAGCGCCGGCGCCGCGAGCTCCCCGCCTTCGATCGGCGTCCCGTCCGCAAACACCCATCGGGATCGGCGTTCGTCCAGGCGTTCGATCCGGCACCCCTTCACCGTCCCGTCGCGCCCGGCCGGCCCGATCGCCCCGTCCCGGCCGTCCCGTCCCGGAGGCCCCGGCGGCCCGTCAGAACCACGCGCGCCCGGAACCCCGTCAGACCCCTTCGCGCCGTCCGATCCGGGCGCACCGGGACCGCCAGTCGGCCCCGGAGGCCCCGGGGGACCGACCTTCCCGGCCTCGCCGGCCGGGCCGACGTGACCCATCAGGCCGGCCTCGCCTCGCGGTCCCGGCGGTCCCGGCGGTCCCGGCGGTCCGACCTTCCCGACCTCGCCCGGCGGTCCCGGCGGTCCGGCCGGTCCGGCGATCGCCGCTTTCCTTCGGAGCTCCGCGGCCTCGCCCTCGAGCGCCTTGATCCGCGCGACCAGCGGCGCGGTCGCCGTTTCGATCGCCTCCCGAAACACCCCGGCAAATGCGTCGATCTCGTCAGACGTCAGCGGCATAGCGAATCGCTTTCACTTCCGACAGGAACCGGGATCGGAGATACCCGACGTCGAGCGCTTTGGCGGCCGGGACCGGCGAGGCCTCCGGCGCCGCGGCCGGGATCGCCGGCGACGTTGAGGCCGGCGCCGGCATTTGATCGCGCCTGTTGAGCGCCTCGATCGAATAATCCTGCTGTTGCCGATAGACCGTATCCCCACCCGACACCGGCGGCAGGTTCAGCCGGCGCCGCGATTCGTTGACGGTTTTGATCCCGGTCGCCTCTTTTTCCGAATCGATCAGGGTTTTCGTGTCCATCCGGAGGAGCGCGTCGAGATCGAACTCGATCCCATACGGCCGCGGGAGCTCGAGGCCCTCCGTCAGCAGGGTTTCGGCTTTTTCGAGTTTTTCCTGCAAACAATTCGAGTAGTACTGCGTATCGAGCGCCTGAATATTGTTGTAATTCGGCATTCCGCCCACGCTGATCTTGTGCGGGGGGACCCGGAACGCTTGACAGACCATTTCGGCGGAGAATTTCAACTGCTCGAGGAGTTGCGCATCGTGCGCCGGGATCTGGATCGCCTGATAGGTGAGGCCGTCCCCCAGGACAGCGACCGCGCCGACGTCGAGGCCTTCCCATTTCGCCTTCGCACGGTCCGCCGTCGGTTGCGAGATCGGCCCCGGTGCCGTGAGGATCCCGGCCGGTTGCGAGGCGTTCTGGAAAAACTCGGTAGAGTTTGACTGAATCGTGAGGCCTTGAATCGCCGCCCGGCCACAGGCATAGATCGGCCCGACGCCGATCAGGGGATGCCAGATCGCGAGATAGATATCGTGGATGATCTCGCGCGCCGGGACGATGATCGCGGACTCAATCGCGGCCGTCGGATCCGGCATGAGCGCATAAAAGACGGACGTATCGGGCGCCTGCAGGACCCGCACGCGCGAGGGATCGAGCACGTACAGCCCATTGACCACACCCCGCGCGTCACGCCGTTTCAGGATATAGGCATTCCCCGTGAGGAGTTTACTCGTCTGCCAGTACTCAAAGAGCTGTTGTCGGATCTGAAACCCGTTCGGCTTCCGGAGGACGGGACTATAGGCGGAATTCTCGACCTCTGTGGTGATCCCGTCGGCGTCCGCGATCGTCAGCATCGGCCGGGACTTCCCGAAGTCCGACGCGATCAGCGATACGCACGCAAAGACCGCGACGTGCGCCGTGACGTTTTCGACTGTGCATTCTTGGTTCTGTTGCCAGGCGCAGGCGAATGGTTCCCGTATCACCGGAACCCACGCGCGGCCGCTCCCGCTCACTGGACGCGCGCCGTCGCCGATCGCCTTGATCCGCTCGAGCCCGAGTGTCGACTCGGCGCCATACGGTTGATGCCGGAGCTGCAGTCCGAATACGTCCATCAGGCCGCCGGTTTGCGGGATCGCCGTTTCGGCGGATCCGGTTGCGTGGGTTGCTCGAGTGGCGGCGCCGGCCGCCGGGACAGGCTCACGATCCCGCGCGTTGCTAACTTCAACGCCTCGAGGACCGGGACCGCGAACCGTTCGCCTTGTGCGATGCGCCGCGCGCCGGCGTCATACGGCCGGCGCGCGATCACATAAACGTCCGTGGATTTGCCCACTAGTGAGCGCCCCCGGCGCCCTTAGCTCGGACTGGCGACGCCGCCCCAGTTGACGGACTGGATCACCGCGACTACACCGGACCGCCGCAGCCCCCACGAAATGAACCGCTCGGCTCGGAACGCGACCAGGTTATCCTGCCAGAGGCTCACCAGCGATACGCCTGTCGTTCCGCTTTGCGTCGGCGCGTCGTTCATTTCGAGCGACGCCTCGCGCGACATGTCGACCGTGACCTCGCCGTCGTCCGCGAGATTGATCTCCGGTGCCACGACGGCCACAACCAGGTTCCCGTACCCCGCGAGCGCGAGATAGTTGCTGACGATCACCGGGATCCCTTGCAAGGTGCCGCCATTGATCCCGATCGTCGGGAACTCGACCGCGCCGACCGACGTCCGCATGAGCGAGGCCGCCAGCGCGACGCCCGGCGGACGTCGG